GGATAAGATGTTTTGGATTTCCAACTTCTTTGTGGTATTAGGTTTGTGGAAATCAGTTTCGCCTCTTATAAAATTGGCGAATACTGTTACTCATTATTTTAATACAAAAGAAGACAATAATACATCAAATAGTAAAGTAAATGTTGAAGCTCAATCTTTTCCTAATTTGAAACAGAAGACGAAAATGGTTAATAAACCTGTCGTCGCTCAATCTTTTCCTAATTTAAAATCTAAGAAAAGTTTTGTTAATAAACCTGTTTCATCAGTACAACCCCAAATGGGCGCTGGTTATGATCCTAACGGTAATAACGTTATAGAAAAGATTATAAGAAGGAATTATTATGTTTTAAAATATAAAAAGTCTGCAGAAACAGATTGGAAAATTTTAGGACATATTTTAGTTATAGCAGATAACATTGCTATAATGCCTATGCATTTTTATAATTTCTTTAAACAAGCTATCGCTATGGACACGGATCGTATGACTCGTGATTCCTCGGTATTACTCTTGAAATATTGTGATGGCACGTTTAAAGAATCAGTCTATTTGGTTGCTTCTAATTTTGTAGATAATGTTGCTCAATGTGGCAAAATGGATCAGTGCGATCAAGTACTTGTTCAAATTTGCAATTCTAAATTTTTGACTCATGCAAATATTTTAGAGTACATTAGTGATAAAAATGAAATTTCTAAGTTACCCTCTTGTATTCCTTATACTTTGTTAGTTACAAATAACACTTTAGTCAAGGAACATTCGGGTGTAGCACGTTTAACATCTTTAGCAGAAGTTGTTCATCCTGATTTTGAACCTTATTCTATTGATATGTGTTACTCCTATAATGTCTCTACTCAAAGTGGAGATTGCGGAGCTTTGTTTACTGTTACTAATGCAAATTTTAAATCTAAGATTTTTGGTATGCATGTTGCAGGCAAACCGCAAGTTGGAATGGGTTTCTCGTCAGCTTTTGTACGAGAAGATATTCAAGATTGTCTTAAGTTTTTCGATTTTATTCAATCCGCTGTACCACAGTATAATGGAAATATTTCTTTTCCACTTCCAACTTCTATGGAATTTATTGGAAACGCTCCAAAAGGTGTTTTTGCCGCTGGTGCCACAAAAATTTGTGAAAGTTCACTACATAATTGTTGGCCTTGCAAGCAAATGGCGCCTTGTAATCTTACTACGTCAGCGTTCTTATTAGCGCTAAATAAATATAATAAGCCACCTATTCAAATACAACCTAAGGTTATTGATAGAATTTCGCATAGTAC